CTAGGGTTTTCTGGATTCTTTATTACTTTTCTTATATCAATCAGTTCCATACTTATATATAAATTTTTTCTTATTATTTTAGTATCTCCTCAATCGCCTCTAGTTTCTCTGGAGATAAGGTTGATACTTTTTTAATTATGTTAATCTTTGAGTCATTCATTAAAGTTTCATGAATTAATGGAAGTTGTTTATTATAAAAGCTATGGTCTGGATAAGTTTCGCATGAATAGATCACTGACCTATGCGTTGTCTTAAATCCATTCTTTGCATATTCTCTAACAATCTCTGTCCATCCCATATCTAAAACCTCTCTCATAAATACATTTGCAACGCTTCTCATCTCCACAAGCTCTCTCTTTCTGCTTTGCTCAAATATATCAACTCCAGTTATTTCTCTGATTTGTTCTCCTATCTTTTGTAATTTCATTTTATTTATTTTTTTCAATCCATTTCTGTTGCTCATCCCTTAAGAACTCAATCTCTCTCCTTAAATAGTCGGCAGCTTTCTCCAAGTCTCTCAACTCGCTTTCTTTCTTACCAGCTCTGCATACATACTTGATGATGTTGCCTCTGTTGAAGTTAAGATTGTAATCCTTTATAAAGTCTATAACATCGTATCCTTTTCCGTTCTCGTAATGTAAATAAGTTGATCTCATATAATAGCGTTATCTAGTTGTTGTATAATATGTCGTATTTCACTTCTCTCAAACTTTCCAGATATTTCTGCATTGTAAGTTTTGAATGATAGCTGATACATATCTTTCTCCGTATCTCCTTTTTTTTCTTTCTTTCCTAAATAATCAATTTTTAAATTCAATTTCATTTTTTTCTGTTTTTCTTAATTTATTAAATTCCAAAAGAGTTGCATCCATTAAAGGTTTAAATCTTGATATTGACGTAGCTGCTGGATGTTCTATTTTTGCAAGCTTTCCATATTCTTTAAATAAGTAATCCATTGCTTCGTAATCATTGAAAGCACCTACATAACCTATTTTAATCATCTCTCTAACAGCATAAGCTTGTATGTTATTCTTTCCGTATTTGTTTACTAAATTAGATATTTTTCTTAAAAGATAAAGTGAGAATTTTAAATCTTTTATTTTACATTCTCCTTTTTTAAATCCAATGTGATTTGGAGTAAAGAAGAGATGCACAATATTACCGCCAGATATAGTGTTTGAATTTTTTCTGTAATAATCATAAGCAATTTTATACTGATCATTCTCATTAGCGAATGCTTTTAAATAATCGACAGTTGTCCAGGATTTGTTTCCGTTGTTTAAGTTTATGATTGCATTTAGATGATCCTTCTGTTGTTTAGTATCCACCCAATCAACTATATAAACTGGTACTGTTTTTTGTTTCAATAGCTTTGCGCTTTCAACTCTGTGATGTCCTTCAATTATATCTCCATCCCTTGATACTACTATTGGCATCATCCAGCCAAACTCATTCAGTTTATCTTTGAAGTTCTCTGAATGTTTTAAAAGTAAATCTCTATTCACTTTTGCTCTTTTTAAATCTTTAATGTTGAAGAAAGGTTTAAATTCTCCTCTTTTAATCTCTGTTGTTTTCATGTTATTTATTTATTTATAATTTATTTTATAATTGTCCAGTTAAGCAATAGTTATCAATATCAGCTCCATCAATAAAGAACTGTTCATATAACTTGAGAGCTTTCTCTACTTTTTCTTCTCCTCTGTGGTAAAAGTTTTCAGAGCAGTTAAAGATACCGATGTCAAGGCTTCCCTTGTCAAGCACCAAGAAATAAAAGTCCTCATGATTTTTATTGAATAGATTGCAGTAAAGATAACACTGCACATCGTAAGAATATTTCTGTGCTGAATAGTGAAAGTCCTTAACGCTTGAAGATGATGTCTTTAAATCTACGATTCTATTATCAGCTAGAACGTCTGCCTTACCTCTAAAGGGTAGTCCTTTAATGTTATCAATTCCAGGAACTTCGAACTCTGCTTTTGTAATCAGATCCTTTGCATGCTCATTCTTAAAGAAAGCATCCACTAAACGCTCTGCATCGCTTCTTTCTTTTGCAGTGAATACTCTCCCAAGCTCCAGCTTTGCCTCTTTGAATTTCTTTGTGTTCTTGCTTTGCACTTCAATGAATGTCTGTGCTGCAAATACCTCTGGCTCTAATATGGCGGTGTGGAATAACCACCCATCTCGTAGTGCTTGTGATTCTTCACTTCCATATTCAAGTGAGTATTTATAAGTCTTTGGACTTGCGAGGATTTGTTTCAAGCTACTGCTACTTAAGGCTAATTTGTTTAACTCTCCATAATAGAAAGTGTCATCATCCATTCTCTTTAGCAGTTCTGCTCTGTCGTATTGCTTCCCATCCAGAAGCGTTATTTTATTCGAGGTCATAATCGTAGCAGTTTTTAGAGCAATAAGTATCCCCATCGGTTTCCTTGTCGCATGTTCTACAGTAAGTTGTTTCATCTGGCATATCAATGTAATGCATATCGTATTTTTTTAGTTCTATTGTTATTGTTTCTATTTGTTTTTTAAGGTCTTGGATTTCTGTATTCTTTCTTGACCTCATCAAGTTATATCTTTTTGTTATAATGTCCAACTCTGTCCTTAATGAATTGGTAAACATTCCAATCTCATTCATTGCTTTAACGCAATTGCGAAGATCTTTATTGAGTGGCTTTGCATCTTTCCACTCCATTATCTTGTCAGCGAGCCAATTAAACCAAAGGTCGTAAGCTTGATTATTAAGTAAATTCATTAGTAACCATATCCAATCATAAACCCTAAACAAAACGTAAGGAAGGCAAGTAATAAAATAGATGCCATTACTACCAGCTGTCTTTGTTCTGCTTTCTTAAGTTCTTTTAATTCTAACTCTTTTTCAGTTAAAACTTCGATTCTGTTTTTTCTTGTTTGAATATGTAATCCTGTCTTTGTCTTTTTCATTTTGTTATAAATTTAGCAAGCTCTTGGTATCTTTCTTGCATTAATAATTTTTCTTTTTGCACTTCATTGAAAGTTATTTCAACTATTGAAGGAAGATCTCTAAAAAGCTCGTAAGCATAAAAAGTAATTACCCTTCCATCTTCTAGCTCCATATTAACCTCTCCATTGTTTCCTCCCCAAAGTGATACTGTCTTTTCTATGTATATATTTTCCATGTTATTTGTATGTTATCTTATGTTATAAATAATACTTTTAACTATCTCTTCTCTTTTAAGAAGTCTTTGCCTAAATTCATAAGGCATGTCTGTCTTAAGGCTTTTTTCAATATCCTTAAGCTCTTGCTTTAAATCATCCAATTGAGTTCTCATAATAATTGTTATTTGTTAATAATAATCAAATATAAAAATTATAATAACTTTATACAAACTTTTTTTTAATTATTTTTCTACTTCGTTTATATTAATTATTGAAGCATCTTTCTCATCAATCAAATAACAAGGTTTAAGAACTTTCTTTTTAGTCCATAGAGATGAATCTGGACAATAAAAATCTTTCTGCTGGAGTTCTTTTAATTCATTTAGCCAAAATAAATAGTTGCCTTTAGGATCATTAACAAAATAAAGAGCAACCTTTCCAGTTGCTAGGAGTTTATCATACCTATCTTTTTCTAGCATCTTCTGTAAATAATAAGCTTTTCTAAAATTCATACTCATAACGACCTCAACTCCTTTTGGAGATTTGCCTTCTGCATCATAATCATATCCATCTCCTCTGTGTGTCAGCTCCCATCCATCTGCATTTAACAGCATGATGACAGCTCTTTCCCAATCTTCTACGCTTTTACCCATTGCATAGATTATTAAGTTGATCAATCCACTGCACTATTCTTTTTGGACTGCAGCTACAAGGCTCATGATATGGATGATTAAAATACTTTGCATGAAGCTCACACAATACTTTAAACTGATCTCTTTTCATTTTACCATTTAATTCCTGGCTAATCTCAAGCCACCTTTCTTTGTCTTTTAATTCCATAAGTCTAAATCAATATCGTTCCACTCATCCCTTCTTTTGTCGCAACCACAGTCTTTTCCAACTGCTTTGCTTATCTTTTTTACTAACCAATGTATGCCAGTATAATAAGTAAAGTAATACATTAAATCTCCTAACTTCATTTTTTAACTTTTTAAAATTTCTAAACATAATTGTTCTGGGATTTTACTTCTGTTGTAATTCCCTTTAAGTCCTTGAGTTCCAGATTGACTTCCTCTTGGAGCTCTTTCATGATGGCAATTTTTATTTCCATTTGAGCACTCTGCTCTTGGATTCCATCCATCTGGATTTAAAAGCGACCTTAAATTATTTGTCCATATATCTGTCGGCTTTGCTCTTGTATCTCCATAGCGACAATACCATACTGTTGCTTTAGGTATTCCCAACATAAAAGGTTGTTTTCTTAATAAACCTCTTGGGTTTTCTATATACCATTTTTTTGGATTGAAGTGCTTAATGATTTCAAATGTTTTCAAAATCATTTTGTCGCTTTTTATTGCGAAGTCTGAAAGTTCTTTACCTAATGGTCTGTGAAATCTTATACCAGCTATACTATACGAAGTGCATGGAGGAGATGCCCAAATAATATCTGGCTTGAAAGGAACTTTGCTTATATCAAACTCCATAATATCAACAACGTAATCAATTCCATCAAAAGCATTAACATCAGAGCTAAAAACCTCATACCCTAAAGATTCCGCTGCTTTTCCAACGCTTCTACTTCCAGCAAACAACTCAAGAACTTTCATAACTTATATTTATATAATATTTCTTTTTTTATCAAATAAGCTTTTTTGCTTTTTGTATCTCCTTTTCCAATAAACTCCACCCAATTGAGATGATTCTCTTTTATGCAGTCTTTTATCCGATTTTTTAAAAACCAGTGATAAGCATATCCATCAAAGATTACCCAATACTTTGCTTTACTTGTAATCAATGCAGATGGTCTGTTATTAAACTCAATCTCTATAACAATGTTGCCAGTGAATTTACTTTTTTCATCACTCTTTACTTCTACTCCGATTTCAAGCTCTGGGATAAAAATATCATACTCCTTGCAATATCCATCCTTAATGAAAGCTTTTGGGTATTTCTTTTGAATTACCTCCAAGATAACATTTTCATGATATTTACCTCTTTTTAAATCCCTATTAAAAGTCTCAATCAAAGCTGGTCTTTTATAAATTTCTTTGCGTTAGTATATGTATTGTAAAGCGAATA